TTCTCCGGATGCGGACAGTGACCTTTTCATGCTGCTTACCATTTATGCAGTAGACCCTGTGGTTGTCACCGCGGGGTCTTTTATAACAGGTAAAACATATGCAATTACTTCTCCAGGCACTACCCAATTCACCAATATTGGCAGCAGCAGCAATGTTGCAGGAACGCAGTTTACAGCAACTGCTGCGGGCTCCGGCACCGGCACAGCTCAAGAAGTAACCATAATTCGACTCTCAGACGGATTTACAAAACGCATTTCAGAAACCGCAGACGAAGTAGTTTACGGTGTAACCAGTCGCGGCAAAGACTATATGTTTTTACCCATTCAGGTAACCCTACCCCAAGAAGACGAAGCCCAAGCACCGCGTTGTTCTATAACCTTGAATGATGTAACCAGGTACGTAACTCCTATTATTCGCACAATAACAGGCCCGCCAAAAGTTACCTTGGAACTAATTCTTTCCAGTACTCCGGATACAGTAGAAGTTTCTTTCTCAGGCTTGTACATAACCAGCTTTACCTACAGTGCAGACAGTGTAACAGCATCCTTGGCCATGACTGATTTTGAGCGTGAACCTTTTCCCATGCACACTTTTTCTCCAAGATATTTTCCAGGACTATTCTAATGTGGCAAAATAAATATATCGGTATTCCTTACAAAGCCAACGGCAGAGATGCGAATGGACTAGACTGCTGGGGGTTAACGCGTCTAGTATACGCAGAAGAATTCAACATAAATCTTCCCAGTTTTTCCGAAGATTACGACATTTCAGATGATGCACGCCTAGAAGAACTGATTGATCAATATCGTGAAGGTTGGACGCAAGAAGACCACCCCTCAGAAGGTTGTGCTGTGTTATTCAGAATTTTAGGCTCTGAAACTCACATCGGCGTAGCCGTTTCCAGCACTCACTTCATTCACGTACGTGAAGGCGGAGACGTGGCCGTTGAAAGTTTTGCGTCTGTGAAGTGGGCAAAACGCATCAGTGGATACTACCGATATTCTGTGGGAGCTGTGCTGAATGCTGTGCCTCATCCGCTGAAAACAAATCGTGTAACTGTGCCTGTTCCTGCGGGTACTTCACTATCACAACTGCGCGCATGGATTGACAAAGAGTACAACGTTAGCTCTCAATTAAGCAAACGTGTACATATCTTGGTTAATGGCAAAGTTATTCCACAAGAGTTGTGGGCCTCAGTTACCTTAAAAGATACAGATGTAGTAGAGTACAGAGCAGTGCCTGGTAAGGATGCTGCACGTATGATATTAACTCTCATAGTAGTGGTAGTAGCTATTGAGTTTGTGGGCCCTGAAGCCGCAAAAATAGCTGCAGACTTAGGATTAAGCGGACCGGCTGCTACCGCATTTAAATATGCCGCTATTGCAGCCACTAATATGGTAGGCGGCGCTTTAATCAATGCCATTGCACCAATTAGACCGCCTTCTGCGGGTGAAGCTGCTGCTCAAAGCAAAGCACAGTTAATGCTCACAGGAGCGGCCAACCGCGCCAATCCATACGGAGCTATTCCTGTAGTTTTAGGAAAAGTTCGTGTTACTCCACCACTGGCTGCTTCAAATTACTTGTACTATGGCGGTTACCGCGGCAAAGCTGTGTTAGTATACGCCTACAAACGCAGTGCTACTCCGCCAACCAATACTCCCGGTGACGTTAACTACGACCACAAAACTAATGTTACTGATATGCTTAACACAGGCACAAGTAACAATGGTTGGTATAGCTATGTACCCGCAGGCACAGCTACCTTATACACCATTGTGGGTTCTGCACCTTTTATTTATGATGAAACTGGTGCCGCAGGAACTACAGGTGGAGCAATTAATTACTACAGTAAACTTTCTCTTGTTCTTAAGTGGACTTCGCCTATAGCTCTTTTAAATGCTTCCAAAGATAATTTAAATGCTGATGTGGTCTCATTGTATCAGAGATCAGCCACAATTCCTGCAGCAGTATCTGCAAGCACTGAGTTTAGATTTTCCAGCAAAACATTGTCTGGACTAACTGGAACCACTGATGCTTTGTGGTCTACAAATCCAGATCCTACAGGCAGCGCAGATGATGGTTTGTATATTACACGCGCTAATGTAGCTTCTTATAACGCAGTAGAAACCATACCCGCAAGCAGCTGGACTCCGCCAGAACTAGCAGCAGGCGGTTTAGCCGACAGAAATAATTTTACAGAGTCTTATTTAAGCATGATGTTGGCTTGGGGTTACGGCCCACTATCAATTGATCACAGTTCGTTACGCATAGGCGATACACCTTTATCCAGCTACAACAATTTTTCATACACCACACTTAATTATATAGCGGACCCTACAGACACAGAATTATCGGCATTTGACGTACTTTACGGAAATAAAGTAGATCAAAAATACAAAGGTGTAGAACTAACCTTTCCAGGTTACTCAAATACTATTTTGGGGTACTACTTTACAGACGAGCAGTTCGCTGATCTTTATGACACTGACTTTAAAGTTACTCGCACTAGATTAAAAGAAAATGCCAATCAGGCTCCTATATACGCTTTAAATGATATTTGGACTACTCAGAGTTTTCCAGTTGTTCGTGCAACTGACGGCAGTGACAGTATTCTACCAGTTCAAAAATTAACAGTATCTATTCAGTATCCTGAAGGTTTAAGACAAATAATAATGTCTGGAGAAAACGGCGGACAGTCACTGAGTTCAATCGCTACTTTTGTGGCCGGGATAAGATATAATTTAGGTGTTGATTCAGATAACTGGACCTCTTGGGATACATATCAACTTTCAAGCCATAGCAGTACACCTATTATAAATGGGTTTACAGCAGTTATGCCTATTCCGGTGTTCTACAAAGATAAACCTTTTGAAGTTCGCATTCAAAGAACAAACAAAGTAGGTGGAGAAAGCAGTTTTAATGGTGATAAAACTCAAATCTATAACAAGTCAATTTTGCTTGATTTTACGGCTTACAGAACATCTAAAGACATAGTAGTTGATCCTGTTAACTCTAAAATTGCCCGAACTGCCATAAACATCAAAGCAACAGATCAGTTAAACAGTCAAATCGAAGGTATCAATGCTCTTGTACAAACTTACTGTTTGTCTTGGAAAACTGGTACATGGGCCATGGGAACCACCAGTAACCCAGCAGACTTATTCCGGTATGTGTTGCAACACCCTGCAAATCCAGAACGCGTCACAGATGCAGATGTTGCCACCAAGCTAAATTTAGCAGATATTCAAGCTTGGTATACTTACTGTGACACCAAAGGATTCGAGTACAACGATGTACTGGGATCTCAACGCAGTGTGCTTGATGTACTGCGAGATATTTGTGCTGCAGGCAGAGGTTCTCCGGCACTGGTCGACGGAAAATGGACTGTGTTGATTGATCAACCTAAACCCACTGTAATTCAGCATTTTACTCCACACAACAGCTGGGGCTTTGAGTCCACTAAACTACTGCCCAAATATCCCGACGGCTTAAAAGTATCTTTTTATGACGAAGCAAACAACTACCAGCAAAAAGAAATCATTGTTTACGCTCCTGATAAAAATTCCAGCAATGCAGAACTATTTGAAAGCATTCAACTTCCTGGCGTAACTAAAGCCTCAAGTGTAACAGATCATGCACGCTGGCACATGGCGCAAGTCAAGCTGCGTCCTGAAATTTATACGCTTAACACAGACATTGAATACTTAGTGTGTAACCGCGGCGACCGTGTAAAAGTAACTCACGATGTACCTATGTGGGGATTAGGCAGCGGACGTGTTAAAAATGTAATTAATAGCACAGTATTCGAACTAGACGAGCCACTGTCTGTGAGTGCAGGCACTAATTATACTCTTAGATTCCGCAGCGAAACAGGTGCAAGCAACACAGCACAATTAGTTACTCAGTACGCAGCCACCTTATACTCAGTTAGTAATAATCAAGTTACACTTACCTTGGGTAACCATGCCTTGCAGGTTGGTGACAATGTAGCTGTTAGCACTCAAGTCACAGCTATTAATTACAGCACAGCGGTTATTACTGCAAGAACTGATACCACTATAACTTATGCAAAAACTACTGGTAATGTAACTAACACAGCTTTAACTGGCACAGCTACAGTTACCTTAAAAGACGGTGTTTATACGTTTGTAAAGTTAAACACAGCGCTGACTCAAACTGCAGGCGATTTATTCTTATTTGGTACTTTAAACAACGAATCTCAAGATTTAATTGTGCTGAGCATTGAACCTATGGGTTCTGCAAAATCAGCTCGTTTAACTCTTGTAGACTACGGCGTAACCAGCACTTACAATATTTTCACAGATTACGCCTCGTTAACCAACGCAACAATTTTTGAATCACAAATAACACAACCGCCCAAACTGTTAATAGACAGTATTGGCACAGCAGTTCCTGGTATTGATGCCACTCAGATTCGCAGTGATGAATCTGTGATGGAACTGATTTCTGCAGGGGTATTCCGTTACAAAATAAAGACACCTTTTACAAATGCACTAGATTTACCAAGTACTGTGGAAGCGGTAGAAGCTCAAATTACTTTATCAGATTCCAACGATCCTGTTGGAATTCGACGCGTAAGTGTAGCTCACACAGACGGTTCAGTGACTTTCACAGATGTAGAAGAAAACAAAAAATACAACATCAGACTGCGTTATGTCGGTAAAGACGGACGTGCAGGTTCTTGGAGTGATTGGGTAAGCCATGTAGTGGTAGGTAAATCAAATCCTCCCAGTGATGTAGTTAATTTTACAGCAACCCCTTCAGGCAGCGTAATTTCACTTGGTTGGGATCGTTGCCCGGAACTAGACTATGCTTCCACAGTATTACGTTACTACTATACCGCTAATTATGTAGGTGTTACGGCAGCAACCTTATGGAATTACAGTGAGGAGTTAGTGCCCAC